AAAAGTCAATGCAGTCCCGTCAAGTTTTTCTGAAACTATACAATTATGGATATTTTTAATAGCTTCAATAAAATCAGCAGTATCTAGATCCTCGAGATACCCAACCGACTTTGGATTTGATTTGAGTGTTGGTTTGTAATCGTTATCATCGAGATAACTCTTAAAATTTTTCGATGTCATATTTGACCGGCTATAATGTTCTAACTATTTATGCGAAAAGGAGACTCGATGGTCTCCTTTTCTTTATACATCCAAACTATCAAAGCTTAGGCTTTTTCTTCTTCCTCTTTCATTGTTGCTTCAACCATATCAACAATTTCTTTAGAAAGATCTCTAAGTGCAGCTTCGTTTTTAGCGATAGAAAGCTTTGCGTCATTCAGCGCTTTTCTAGACGCTTCTAGATCTTCTTGCCACGTTGTGTACACAGCAATCAAACTCTTTACAGTATCAGAAAGCTTTTCAATTTCATATTGCTTTCCATTGATATTAAGTGCTGGGATTTCAACTTCTTTTAATTCTTTTGATTTGTTCTTTGCCATATTTAATATTCCTTATAAGATATTGTTTATTTATCAGTTCAGGCAATGAACGTTTTTGATTCTGTATGAAACAACAAACGGTTCTTTGAAAGATTGACAAAATTTCTGTCTTTAATGATCTTAGCTTCACTTACTGCAACACCATCCAGCTTAGTAACTTGGATTATCTTGTCTGCCATTGCTACAATAAAATGATCCGAAATACGCCAGATTGCCGCATCATCTTCACTCCAGTCGCCACGGCGGCTAGCTTGAACTGTGATAATTAACGCCATATCATATTCGTATGATAGTGAAACCAATTGTTGCAAAAGATTTTTCTTCATCTCATAATCATCAGACACCATATCAAATCCATCGATTACTAATACATCTGGTGTTGCATCCATTATTGACAAGTGATGTTTAATATCACTAACATACCCATCAACACCGTGTATGGTTCCGTCCATTAGCCAAGTATTGTTACCGCTCGTTTTTTGTGAATTGCAATCATTGACTAATTGTTTTTTGATTTGATCATATGTTTCATGTGCCACTACTGCACAGATAACACCACTATCATCTTTTGAATATTCTCGAACTAGTGATAGTGCAAATGAAGATTTACCTTGACCTGCGGCACCTACAACAACAGACAATCGACCCCGGAAAAATCCGCCGAGCGATTCATCTAGAAATTTGTTCTTAGACTTCACGTATAGATCTTCATGCTTCACATAATACGAATATGGAACTTCATAATACGAATATGGAACTTTCATACTTTGGAGCTTTTTATTTTTGAAATATTCTACATCAGACTCAAATAAAATTTTATCAGCTGGTTCTAATGATAAAGGATCAATAATTGATCCTTTCAATGCAACAGGCTGTTCACCAAGTTTTTCACCAGCTGGTAGTTCTGTAACATAAGAACCTTTACCTTCCGAAGAATAAGAAAAAACAAAATCTTCTGTGATTAATGTGGGATCGTAATATGTCTTGATCATGCCTGCCGGAGCCCACCAAGGTGCAGGGTCCAAACCCTGACTTAATAAATATTTGTGTAGTTGGCTAGAACGACCCCAAATCGGCTTGGTTTCTACTTTTACCGAATCAAATACTTCATCAACTTTAGATTGTTCTAACGCTGCTTGTGTCGTCATCTTTCCTTTAGACGGAAGATAGACTCGTTGATCTAGAGGACTTGGGTCCATTTTTTCTAGAACTGAACCATTATATGAAAGTGTTTCTTTAGTCATAATTTATCTCGTTATATATTATTTGCGTTAAGAAGATCGAGTAAGTCTTTCTTCTTTTCTTGTGGTTTAGTATTATCTCTAGGGACAAATTGAATTTTATCCTGAGACATATCATCAAAATCCCGAACTCTTAGTGATACATGGTCCCATCGTAACATCACAATCTTTCCAACTCCATTAGAGTTTCGGCTCTTTACAATCTTCAACATATATTCGCCTGCAGCTTTCATTGCTTCAGTTTGAATAATAGCAATCAAGTTATCACATGTATTAATCTTTGATATACCTCCGGCAATATTACTTTGGTCAATATCATCTGTTTTTATTGCGGCCCTATTCATCTGAGAAGCACTGATAATTAAGACATCAAAATCATTACCAATAGAACGCAGTTCTTCGGCGATATATTTGTCCTTAACAAATAAATTCTCAGCAGAAATCTTTTGATTTGAGGTCATCAAATCCATATAATCGACTACAACCGCATCCGGGATAAACCCGTGAGCCATTTCGAATTCTTTTAAATACGCTCTGATATGGTTTGCATTTGTTGTGCTTTCAGGCATCCGTTTAATAAACAGCTTGCCCATACCACTTTGTTTCCGTTCAAGATCAGCAGAAACTTTATTCATTTTTGCAAAGATTTCTTTCTGGCTGATCCCGGTGATCATCGAGTCAAAACGCTTTGCGACTACATCTTCAGCAAGTTCTAATGTAATGTAAACAACATTCAATTTTTGCATCAATAAATTGATAGCAACATTAGTCATGAATATAGATTTACCTACACCGGACCCAGCCATAAACAACAACAATTCTTTTCTAGATGGGCCGCCATTTAGATATTCATCTAAGATTTTATATCCTAGAGATAGAGGAGCATTCCGTAGAAGCATCCTCTGGATTCGTAGTAATGGATCACTAAAATAATCAAGACCTACATCTCGATTAATTGATACTGATATCGCCTCTTTTAAATTATCTAAGACTTTACCATGGTCATTTTTAGCCATCAGGCTTGGAGCAGAAAGAACGGCTCGCTCCATTGCTTTATTTCTACAGTATGTTTCTATTTCAACTAAGGCATATTCTATTTCTGCTTTTGTAAGTTGCTTTGGTTCAAAAGAATTGCCGGTCTCTGCAATGATTTGGTCATTTGACGGAAGAGCCCGGTAATTCTCATAATATTCTTTCATGAAGTGGACTGAATGTCTCACCTCAGGATCGAAATAGTTTTGGTCTAATATTGCATTACATCTGGTAAATAAATCCGAATCCGACAGAAGATAATTCACCAGCAAAGTTTGCTTGGCTAAGTTCATTTATTATTTTTATTTTTGACTTATGTTTACTACTTTATATACTTTGATGTTGCAGAATGATTTTTACAAAACATTTCTAGTGCTAGTTGTCCAGCAAAACCGCCAGTCGCGTTTTCCATTAAATTTTGGATGGTCCAAAGCTTACCAAACCTACATACTGCTTTATTCACGTCCAGATCATTATCACCGGAAATGTATGTGATTTCCCATCCATTTTTTAAGACATCACATCCAAGATTGTATCCATTGTTTTGCTTGTCTTTTTTATCTATTACAAAGATTTTCCGGCGTCTACATTTAGTAAAAGCCTCTATTCGTTGTTTATATAATTTACTCCCAAGCATCCCGACCCCGCTGATCGAAATCGCATCAAAGACGCCTTCCATAATAAACAATGGAGCATCTGTGTATTTTTCTAATTCTTCATATCCGAAAAGAATTGGTTCAATAGGAATATTTGGATTAGTATATCGTTTTTTTGATTTTTCGTTGAATGACCTCGCCTGCCAATATATCACTTTTCCGTCTTTGTAATACGGAATGATCAATCTATCTCTAAACTCAAGATGTGGAGATAAGTACCAAGGATGGCTCGATAGCGCTAGGCTGCGTAATCCTAAATACTCACTAGCAACTATCGTCCAGGGATCGTCCTGGTTGATCTGTGTGACTCTATAGCTATTGAGTGGAAGTGGAACTTCTGCGATTTTCGATTCGGCTTTCTTTTTAGCTAGGACGAGTTGATCTTGAGAAAAGAAATTCTTGCCTAATACTAGATCAATTTCAGGATCACTAATCCCAAAGGCATTCAGGACTTCTCTAAATTCTTTATACAGAAATGTACTATTTTTTGTATAAGAAGGAGAGACACCGCAGTTGAAACAGTTATATGAGATTTTATTTTCTTCGAACTTAAATGAAGCTCGAACTTTATAATCATTGCACCGTTTACATTTGCAGTGTTCCCATCCTTTAGAACGACCTTCAAATCTGACATTCTGTTTGATTAGGTCTTCCATTGTAATGTTTAAGCTCTCTTTATGATTGGCTCGCTAAATATACTTTACTATCATGTTTCAATGATGCATGAATCATTGCTTCATTTCGAGTATTGATTGAACGGACCACAGTATTAACATGATGGATAATATCTTGGGCATATGCATTTGTTGACGGATCAACACCTTCAGCACCACCTTCGCCTTTATTATATGCCACTAAAGCTGCTTCTGGTGACTTCCCAATACCAACCATCATAAGATATTTACTTCCTACTCTGATAGACCAATCATCGTCAGTAATTAACTTAGCAACGATTTCTTCATCTGTTGAGAATACTCCGAGGGACGGATACTTCTTTAGAACATCTTTAACTGCGGCTAGTTTGAGTTGAGGAACGCCGTAATATCGTTCCATGGTTTTTAGACCAAACTCTTGTCCAGCAACTTTATAGTTCTTCATTCCACCAGCTTTACTTTCCTGGTAGATCAGTCCTTCGTAATACTCTGGATATTTCTGTCCATCGGCCTTTGCCACTTGATATGCATAGGTCAATAGTTCACCTTGATGAGGTGTTAAGTTTGGAGGGAGGACGATAGTGTGTTGCATATCTCCACCTTTCACAAACGTTTTTGCAGCGATAACTGCAGTTCCTTTGGCTTGGGCCTGGTCTTGAAATTCAACCATCCCAACTGTTGACAAAATTAACGTGGCTAAGCACGTAAGCAGGGCTATTGTCGTTTTCATTATGTAGTTCTCCTTTTTCACGTTGGTACGTTATAAGGTAACACACGATTACGTCGCGAATTACTCTGTGATATTCTGCCGAGATTGGCAGATAGTTATTTATAGTCCTTGCTAGGACTATTGAAATTACTTTAAAATGGATTTGTTAATCCCCGTTTATGTTCATACCCTGGGTGATCTTTATTATCACACCCGGTTTTCATTGCCCAACGTGAGAACTCGTTGTTCATTGCAACAAGCCCGCACTTACAACAATACTGATATGACCCCGCCCTAAGACTAAAATTATGGGGCTCGACTTTAAATTCACTCATCGGTATGTATCAAAAATTTTCTTACATCAATGGCAACAGCAAGAGCTTCAAGCTCTTGATACTCTTCAATAATTTTGTTAGTATCATTACACACTAAAACTCTGGTACGTGTCCCAGCAACAGTTTCAACAAAATAACAAGTTGCGTTGAGTGATACTCCAGTTATATCTTTTTTAGTCGCATACCAAGTTGTGCTTTTATCCAGCCACCATTTCACTCCGTCTTCATTAACAAAATCTGGAGGAGTATTATTAGACCATGGGTTTAGATTTATGTTCATGACTCATCTCTCTTCATAGCTTGTTGAACTTCGCGATCTGCATCTCGCTCTTTTTCAGTGGCACGTTTATCATATTGTTTCTTACCTTTGGCCAAACCAATCTTGAGTTTAATCTTGCCATTTTCAAAATGCATATTCAAAGGCACCACAGTGTATCCAGCTTTTGCAATCTTACCGGAAATTTTATTGATTTCAGCCTTATTCAATAAAAGTTTTCTGGTCCGAACTGGGTCTGTTTTGACATGAGTTGATGCATAAATCAATGGCGTGATATGAGCACCCAACAAATAGAAGGCACCATCTTTAAGAAAAACATAGGCTTCTTGGAGAGAGATCTGCTTGGCTCGGATAGCCTTGACTTCCCATCCTTCAAGCATTACCCCGGCCACATATTCATCTTCGATGAAATAATCATATCGAGCTTTTCGATTTTCTGTAATAGACATATTAAGCTAAACCCGAGAATAATTTCTCTAAAAGACCTTTCATAAAAAATATCTCTATAACAATTAAAAATTATTTTATCACACATTTAGGATTAAAGTAAATTTTTAACTATCTCGTCGATGAATATGTTATCAACAAACTGATACTCGCCACTTTCAATCTTCTTTTGGCTTGATGATTTGATAGTAATCAATTGATCTACAAATGGAACTAAACCAGAGCCAGTACAATTCCAAGCAATCCCGATAGTTCGTTGGCCAATAGACCTATACAATTCTGCAATTCCAATAGTTACATTTTGGCGAGGTGTATTTTTAGAGTTATATACCGCTACATCAATACCGTTCAAGTAAATTTTTGGTTGGTCGGAAAATATAATATCAGATTTTTGAGTTGCTGGATTAAATTTTAGATCATACTTTGTGGTGTCCTCTCCATCAGATAATAAGAAACATGTTTTCTTATCAGCATCCATTTTATTTAAAACATGATGTCCTAAAATTAAACCTTCTACTATATTTGTCCCGCCTAGATAGTGATCCGAAAAATAGATATTTGCCATATGATCAGCTTCAAAGATCGCGGATCGCCCCGATGGATTTTTATTTTTAACTAGATACCAAAATAATTTCTTCCGTAATGCCAGTTCAACCGAATTCATTTTGGTATTTAGAACATGAATGAATTTTGATCCGGTATATGCGATGTTTTTATTGATTTTATTTTTTGGTGATTTATTGTTGCCAGTTGTATACAACCAAACATCGATTTCAACATCAGCAGCTTCAGCAAAATAAACAAGCTCGATGATTCGAAGCATCATCGGATAAATCGACCCAGTCATAGAACCGCTCCAATCAAGAACAACACTATATGCATGATTAGTTTGATTCGGCTCTATAGCAGTCTTCATGAATACATCATCATAGACTTGATATAATGCCGCACGTTCTGGGTCTAATGTTCCAGATGTTTTATATTGAGTGTTTGCTAGGTTAGAAGCCTGAACTCGCATATTAAATTTTGTAAAAATTCTTTGGGCAATTTTTTTAGCTTCAGCAAAATCACTTTTCTGCTTACTAGAAACAACCTCATTAGTACTATCTTCTATTGCATTGAGCAAATCAGTAAGAGAAGTATCATCTGAATTATATAATTCTAATATTGTAGAAAGATCCAATAATTCTTGGCCAGTAGGAACTTCACAAACTGATTGGCCGCCCATGATATTTTCAATCTTCTTATGGTGATCATTAAGAAGGTTTTCATCAGCACATAAAATCTGTTCTACTAGATCATCTTCTACTAGATCATCTTCTACTAGATCATCTTCTACTAGATCATCTTCTGACTCTGTTTCACTAGAGGTAGATTTTTTAGATGGATCTAATTCAATATCTTCATCTTGGAGTTCACCATATTTTTTTAATGCATCCGCGAGTACCTTACTAAATTCCCAACGATCCATCATAGAATGGAGATTGATTTTCTCGGCTTCATGAAGAAGTTTTAGATCATCGTCAAGAACATAATCAGGATATTTTTTGAAATGGCTGTGTTTAAACCCTTTGCAATTGAAATTCAAAGTATTAACAATATCAATAACTTTATTTCCAGTATTATATACTGTTTGGTCTTTTAGAAAGAAATGATCGAACACTACGAATAATTGTTTCTTACTGTTTGGATATTTTTTACACATCATTCGTTCTTGATAACCATCATCTATGATGTTCAAGAGCTTTGTAATCTTCTTAATTATTTTTATTTCTGATTCATTAAGAAGAGAAAAAAGTGCGTGCCCCACTTCATGGATCACTAATCCAGGAATAAGAAATGCTTGGGCTGAATGAACTGGCGAGATATACAAAACCCGATTTAAAATATCAAATTGCGCAGGCGCATTAATCGCTTCATCGAAAATAACAGAAATATTTTCTAATGCTAGCATTTTTGCATATAACTCATAGGTATCCCTAAGAATTAATGCAGTCTTAGAAGGGGATTTTGATTCCGTTTTCATCTAGGTTCAATGGCTCATTTGATATTTCTGTTAGTCGAGGATCATCCAAATCGGTTGCAATAGTCTCGTATAATTGTGTAAGTGATTCTATTACTGCGGCTTCTTTTAATCCAAGGCTCCGGCGAATAGCTTTACTTGTTGCACTATCTATTCCTGTTTTTGCGCCAAAAATTAAACATAAAGTCCCGATGTCCAACATTTTTCTTGGATGAATATATTCTGTCACTGACCCAGATTCAAAACAATTCAATACATGATCATACCAATTACATAAATTATTAAGAACAAGTTTTGGAAGTTTTGGTAAGGCGGCGGCCAAAATCTGGCACATTTCAGATTTTGATGGTGGTTGGAATTCTAATGCTGCTCCAAAACGTTCTAGGAATGCATGGTTCATATTATTGACACCAATATACTTTCCTGTTGCATCACCGGTTCCTTTGGAATTTCCTGTTGCAATAACACAAAATCCATGAGTCGGGTAAAGCATCTTTCTGGCTTTTTTAGCCAATACGCCTTTCCGTTCTAGAACTGGATGCAAGTCAATTAGAATCTTTGGATTCCCGGCATCAACCTCGTCAAGCAAAAGAATAGCACCAAGCTCCATCGCAATAGCAACAGGCCCAGGGTCAAATACTGTGTTCCCGTCAATGATTCGAATCCCGCCAATCAAATCATCAATATCAGTTGCAATAGACATGTTCACACGAATCACAGGTTTTTCTAATCGTTTAGCAATCCCGAAGACCGCTGTCGATTTCCCTAATCCTGTTTCGCCGGCGATATAAATATTTAGAGGATAGACTTCACTCATTAATTCTTCCAAATCATTATATGATTTGGTTTTGATAATATCAGGCTGGTTCGGATCTCTCCGCCCATCGGCCTCATGTAAATCCCGAATCACTTTGATGGGCGGAGCTTCCAGCTTAGAAATACATTCTTCAAATTTGATCGTATTATATACGGTTGGGCCATTTGAAATAACAGAAATCTCAAAATGTTCTTTTATTATTTCATCGACCTTAGCAAGATCGGCTTTACCAGAAAAGAATTCTAATAACTGTCGTCGTTCAATCGTTGGCGTTTCTATAGCGTTAACAAAATCTTCAAAAAGCTTTTTCATATTAGTAATTGCTATTTAGTTTGATCTTGGCTAGACTTCGAATTATAGGATCATCTGATTTAGATTCTTTTTTAGCCTGTTCGATTTGAGCGAGACTTTTAGTAATCATCTCCTCGCTAAACGGTTTGATGTAGCACGGATACATGAAACTAACTTGCTGCAAAGGATGTGCACCTTCTAAAAGTGACCAATCTGAAGGAACTGTCTCATTAAATTTGTCAAGACGTTCTTTGATTTCTTCTACAGAAAGCATACGGCCATTGATTGGTTCCATATTATCTAGACACCATTTTTACATCACGATATGCAGTAGCTCTGAAATGTAAAATCATATTATTCTTTTGTGGTAAATGAGTAATATGGATTTTACACTACCAGTTTAAAAAAATGACTGGATTTTCTCTTTATAAATATTGATATTGAGCTCTAAGAAAACATCACTTTTCAGGGCTATAAATAACTATATCAATATAACGTATTTTCATAATACATAATAGGAAAAATTAATGTCAAATCAACTCTCCACAAATGTACGTCAAACAGTAAAGCTTCACCATATTGAATATATCGATGTTGACAATGATGGCATTCTAGAAGAAATTGCAGTAGTCAAGCGCTCAGAAGATGGCACTATCCATTACATCAATATTGCTCCACTTGATCCAATTGATAAGGCTCGTCTAAAACGCATCGTGACTTCACAACATGCTGATAAGTATCCACTCTGGGAATTGCTATCGCAATCGAAACTAGAGAATGGGATGAATGCACTTGACTTCTTCCATTCAAACTTGATTAAGGTCAAGCGGGGCACAGGAACGACCTCTACTCAATTTGGTGGTGGTCTAGCGACTACTACTAAGAAATTAGATTTGAAGATGCCTGGCGAACAATTTAGTGATCCTACATCGGCCGTATCAAAGAATGTAGAAATGGCGTAATCGGTTAGAAATAGGAAATGGGGACCTAATATAGGTCCCCATTTTTTGTGAGGGATTATCAGAGTAGCGTTATCGAATATCGTTCCAACAACAAATCCAATTCTTTCTTGTCTGACTCTCCATTTGACTGTGGATGACATAATACGGTATAGTAACGCCTGGACAGCCATAAACTGGCTGGTATTGATTCATCAGTCATTTTTGAATGGCTGTCCAGCTTGGACATCGGAACATCATAAAACGGTTCCATAATTTCCATTGTGGCGGAATCATAATTCAATTCACTGAACCAAGCTGTTGAATCAACCTTGTGATTTATCAAGGTTTTTAGAATCCGTTCACCTTGCGGGATATAAATAAACCGGATGGAAGATGTTATAGTTCCATCCCCAAGTGATCCTTTCCGCAATTTGGTAAGTGCTTTATCAGAAAGAGAACCAACACGAGCGCCAGCAATCTCACCAATTTTCTTTGGTGTTTCGGACATCAATTCATGAAAGTTTTTAGTCATGATACACCTCGAAGGATAAAAATACATTATATCATAAAAAATTGGAACCTTATATAAGGTTCCAATTTTTGTTTACTCGTCGTCTTTATAGATCGAATGCTTCCTCAAGCTTAGCAATGACCTTTTTAGCCTCTTCTCGAGACAATGTAAAACCCTGCCATTGGCTTCCATCGTATGAAATATTAACACGTTTTTCGCGTTCGAAGATAGCCACTTCAAGAGGGACACTTTCAATTTTTACATCGAAATTTATAATCCGTTTGGCTCGTAATATATTGCGAAATTCGCCTCTATTAAATTCATTCTTTGCTTTACGAACCAATCGCTGCACCATGTCATGGGTAGCAGGATAATCAAAACAATCTTCATCTTCTTTAGCACCCCAATTCTCGATCGTGTACTTTGCAAAGTCAGCACGATTCTGTGAACCAGCGATAGTTTCAAGCTCGCCGGTTCTGAGATCACATTCCTGTACTATGGCTTGCCGATCCGTGTTATCACGATCAGTGTACTCGATCTTGGTTTGAAATCCAGAGTCAAAAGACCAAAATTCTGCTACATGGCTCTCTGCACCATCAGTATCGATTCGCCAGAGCGAACATGAGTGTTCGCCATCTGCATCACCGATCAAAAGATTACGAACTTCATATTTGACTTGACTCATGATTTTTGTTTCATGTTTGTTGACGTTAGAGTAATTATATCAAGTTCCTAGGAAATGTACATTTTTCAAGTTAAAAATCTACTAGAACTTTCTTCTTTGGACTTGGCTCTAATTCTACTAATGATGTTTCTTCAAGTAATGTCTTTTGATATCTAGAATTACAAGAAAGCATATCTGTGAAGGTGTCTATTTTTAAAGCTAGTTCTTGAAGATGGTGAGTCCCTAAAAATTTCAAAAAATGAAAGTTAGAATATTTACTAATGTTGGCTTCAGCTTCATGCACGGTTTTAACCATGAGTTCTTTGATGTGTTCTGGCTGAGCAAACAAATCCATTAATATTTTATTTTCTTCGAAGAGTGCTCCTACTGTATGAGATTTTGCAACATTTCCTTCGGCGTCTTTAATATCCCAAGTGGTGTTCATAAACTCAAGCCGGTAGAAATCATCCTCGTAGGCCCTCTTGATTTTAGTTTCTCTTACATTTGGATATGCCGAGAATACATAATCACCCTTATCGCCCCGGACGCATTTTAGAAATAGCCAGTAATCAATATCTTCGTAATATTCTTTATCACCAGGCTGGTTCCGTTCTTTACCGGTATCTGGGTTGATCAACTTAAATCCTGGTAACTTATAAAGTTGGATGAAATCTCGATCCCCGGATACCCCAATTACTTCATGGCCGGCCTCACAATTAACTTGAGCATATGCGGCAAAACAATCATCGCCTTCAAGTAGATCTTGTCTGAGAATAACCGCAGATGAATACAATGTCATGACTTCACGGAATGAATCCATGAGTTGGAAATAAGGTTCCATAGAAGCATCTTTGATACGATTTGCTTTATAGATATTTCCAGCTATAGCATCAGGTGATTTTGTTAAGGTCTTTCGCCAGTTATCAATTCCTTCAAAGGTAAAAGCAATCTGGTCTGGTTTGAATTTCTTATAGTACTTATAAATCGATTGGAATGAAACATGAAGAGCTAAAGCGGCCTGCTCCTCAGGAGATCCAAAGGATTTTCCTGCATTAACGGCTGCCACACGAAATAATAAATTCGCGGTATCAAAAACTAATTTACGAGCCATATAAATTATCCTTTAAAAGAATTTTTAGGATCGGATAATTCTGGATGTGCAATTGAAGCGGGATCAGCATCTTCGAGTGCTTCCAACTCTTCCATCAATCTAATACCATATACATAGTTCATATACACATCTGCAATTTCTTCTTGGGTAGAAGGAAGAACATCAAATCCCATTGATTGGACAGCTTCAATAAATGGGATATTCCAAGCGCGGTCATATCTGATTTGACCGTGTTCTTGAAGAATATGTGTTTCGACAAACAATGGCTTCTTAAGATTTTCTACTAGCCACTTTTGAGTATATTGGTAGATAAACAAATGAGCCAATTCTTGATCTGAATGTTCAGTTAAATCAAGAGCAGATTCTTTATGATTTCGTAAAAAATCTAGGAAGCCTTCAGTGTCATTAAGCTGAAGTTCTGGTGATACACCTTTTTGAATATCAAATGTAACTAGAGGTTTTTCTACTTCTTTTTTCTTTTTAAAAAAATTAAACATTATTCTTCTCTTGGTAGTAGGATAAAAGCATGATCATGTACATTAATTTGAACCATTCCATCTTGACCAATCAATAAGATCAACTCGCCTGTTGTGGATGAAGCTTTAAGCAAAGGCATCAAAGCTTTGACTGATACATAATGAACGAATGATTGGATTTGTGGTTCTTCATCTTCAATAAGCCAGGTGGCAGACTCGGCAATTTTGGTCATGAATGTATCTTTAGTTGCAGCATCGACAACCTCTAATGATACTTCACCAGATGCCTTAGAACAAATAGCTATTTGTTCTGATTCCATAGTGTCAGCGGCCTTGATTACGACTTTGATTAATTCTGGATCAATTTTGACTTTCCAGACGAAGCGATCATTGATATTTCGTGGAGCTTTAACTGTTTCAATTCTGGCGCAGCCATGTTCAAATTTAAATCCTTTTGACGAGATTTTCAGTGTTGCAATATTAGTTCCATCTTCATTATTTCTAGATGGCGCTTCAACGGCTTCAACATTAAAATCTTCATTTGAATCAAATAGATTAATTCTGTTAGATAGCGCTGCTAGGCGATTCAGTCCGACTGAAGCACCTCCAAAATCCGGGATTTTATTATTAGATAAGATTAGAACCGTATGTGAATCATCGATACCGCGAATTCTAGTTGGTTCAATGACGAGTTTATCTATTTTGGCGATTGATACTGCTTGTAGCAGAGTCTTTAGGTTCTTTACTGAGTCTTGGGATAATTTCATTTATTTTTTATTTTTATTTTTGATTAGAGGTATTTCTACCTCTAATGTAGCAGACAATTATAACATCAATCCCACACTAACAGTTTATTGTTGCGAGCTGTTTGTGGAGTTGGAACTTGCCATCCAATAGGATTGAATAAACTTTCTAATTTCAAATCAATCAATTTTTCTTCAGTCTTTTTAATGTCAACAACAAAATCCCTGGTAAACCAATTAGGCAATTTATCAATATCACTTGGGACAGCAATGCTAGTGAATTTAAAATCGTTTTCTAGTAAATAAAAGATCTTGATTTTATTGCCAGACTTCAATGGTTGGCTATCTCTATCATTAACTTCTTTTAAATATTCATTGAAGTTAATCGAAGCTCTAACATGGCCCGGAAGCCGAACTTTTTTACCTTTAGCTTTTTCAAATTTGAGGTATTCGTTATAATACATTTCAAGCTTGTTAACTGATTTCGGGACTCCAATGCTTAACAAGTCAGAAGCTTTTTTAAATTTCTTCCGCTCTACATTTATATAGGTCTCAATTTGAAGATATGTTGCGCCATCCAATATTTTTAATGTGACTTCTTTTAAGAATTTCTGTATAACTTTAGGAGTATCAGATTTCTTAATTTCGGATCCCATAGCCTTAAAGGCTTTTTTATCGCCGGGCTTAATATCTTTCCCATCCAAATTAACTATGCGTAGAACATATTTCTTTTTGGCCTGAAAAATACCTCGGTCAGCAACAATTTCTCTACCAGCTTTAATTAGAGTATCATAGCCAGGTTTACACAAAAAATATTCCTGCATGAATGGAATAAATGATTCATTGACTTGTTCACCAACAGTATCTGCTACGAGAATTGCTTCTTCTTTAGACTTGGCATAAGTATTGAAATAACAAGAATCGGTATCACCATAAATTGCAGCTTTAGAAGTACACGTATAAACAGCAGAAACTAAACCATGATCATCAAATACATCTTTTTCTTCATCTGGATCATGACGGGTAACAGAACCCCAGTCTAATAAAGAAGAATCAAATGCATCATCCTTTGTATTTGCATAGATTAAGTTTTTGACGAGTTTAGAATATTCACCGGTTAGCAATTCGGAGATTTTGGAAATCATATGGCCTGTGATTTTTCGACCTGTTGCGGTTGTACTTGCGCCCATCCGCGGATCATAGAACCTATCATATTGGTTAATCACTGCGCCGTATAATGAATTCAGCAATAGTTTTTTAACCATTTGCTTCTTATCATAATACTCTTCCATCTTTTTAGCATTAAGATATTCTGGTGTACCTTGTCTAAAGGTATCAGCCTTATTACCCCATTCTACTTTAAGTGCTTGAAGCTGTTTACGTTCCGAATACCAAAGAGTCAATAAACCAGGAATAACACCTTGCCCAGAACTTTGATCAAATACAGTCCCAAACCCGGATACAGCCCAGCCCTTTGCCTTCAGAATTTTGTACCATTCAGCTCCAGTGTATTCATCGGATGTGCCATCTTCAAAATATAATGTATGGCTTGTTTGGTCTTTTTCAGAAATTCCAATCCAATCTTCTTCTCCATCAATCTTCATAGGATGGAGATCTTTAGTGAATTGACCAATAATCATTTCTGGTGAAATGTTCAATGATCTCATCGTTGATGGATACAATGAGTTAATGTCTACTGAACCGATCCATTCATGCAGCCCAATTTTAGGACTTAGAACTAATGCACCTTCAATCGTCGGCCCGATTTTGCCATCACGATCCGGAACAACAATATTTCTGATGTAATGACAATAATTGATAATCCCGGAATCAATTAGTTTTACAGAACCCATTGCGGCACTAAGCACAACGGTATTCGCATGAGTCATTTCATTAGCTAGTTCGAGATATTTAAATTTCTCATCGAGCTTCTCAAGGATTTCTGTATCTCTGATGTTGTATCGTAAAAAGAAATTGAAATCATTCTCATACAATTCATCAAGGCCGCCTTCATATTCAATTTTAGGAATATCAAGTTCTTCTTCTGCGATATTTTTCAATGCATATGATGATCTGCCGCCAAATGCAAACTTTTTAAATAGCTGCAAAAAGTCTAAATGAGTTCTACCGTAAAGTTTAACGGTCAATCTCTTTTCATTGAATCGTTCTACTTCCTCATATCTAGGAGCAGATGTTCCTTTGAAGCACCAGCGTTTAGTTGCATCCTCGCCAAGAACAATTTCTGTTCTTTTAACAAGGTATGGCATATCAAAGAAATCTGAATTCCAACCAGAAATTACATCACTATCTTCAATAGTATCTAAAGTTAATCTAAGTAATTCTTTTTCAGTTGCAACTAAAGTCACATTAGAAGGAAGAGATTTATCTAATTCAGCATTCCAATCTTTATCTTTCCATGATTTTGGAGGAACAGCAATAGTGACATATTCTCTTTTCCACTGATGAAAAAAAGTAATCGCATTGATTGGAGCATAAGGATTTTCAGGTGAGCTAAACCCTCTATCTTTATCATAATCCACCTCAATGTCCAATAGACTATAATGAAGTGGTGGCGCATCAATATTATAATAGTTTGCCATCAAAACTTTTTCTACTAGTGAAATATCACTTTCGAATTTTTTATGGCTTGCAAACTGATGTTTTATTGCAAATTCAAATTCTTTTTTTGAATCAAAATCGATACGTGTAACAGTTTCGCCATGTAAGGCTTTATGTTTTCCGTCTTGATCTTTTATGTAGAAGTAGTATGGTGCTGGATATCTTTTTAAGTGGCGAGGCGAACCTTGTTGGGAGCTATTGCGCTCCCAAACCATAACTTCTTCATTGTACGAATTGTAATGCGCCCCAACGAAGTTTGATGCCATTACTGTCCTTCTAGTGTGATATCCAATTCAATGTATTCAGCTTCAGTCCACTTTGCTGAATCTTCATCTTGAGAAGGACCGCCAGACACGCCAGAAATAGTGCCGTATAACTTCGAAAGTGTTGCATCAGTCGCTTCAAGCTTTTCATGCTCTTGTTGAAGACTTTCATTGAACTTGGTTTTAACTAGGTGATTGAATAGTGCAGGAGGAACACCTAAATCATCTTTGACGCCTTCACGAATTCCTTTTAGGTCATCATTGGCTGTTCGAATTTTGCCTTTAAAAATTAATGATTCATCGATAAAGCCTTTCAACTTTTTTGCATCGACTGGATTATTAAGGATTGATTCTAGGTTGAATTCTGGTTTTGGTTGCTTTGGTAGACGTGCCATTTTGATATTTCCTATTATTTTTATTGTAATGTTTTTGGTGCATCAAATACAAAAAGTGATTCTTTTCTAAAGAATACTCGTGCATTGAATAATGAATTATAAACGGTAGAAAGAGAATCAGAAATATAAATCTTCACTACTTCATTTTGTTCCCAAGAATCATCAAGTGAAGTAAATTGATTTTTTTCAAAAAAGATTTTATATTTTCCATCTTCTGATTTATTTAAAGATTCCAATTTTGTTTGGAGTAATTCCAAACATGCCTTAGTACATAAATCGTATGTATTGAAATCATCCGACCCAGAAACAACTTTATTTAGACCTGGGAATTCTTTAGAAAGATTAATTCCTAAAATTTCTGTTCCGATATCAGGAGTAAATTCGATTAGATAATAAAATTTTAGATCTTCCATATTAGTGAAATCTCCGTGGATTAGAATCTTTATCAGATTTGAATAGTAGAACAGCTGATTTAATTAACCATTCACCTTTGATGTCTTTTATATCCATTGAGACTAATGCATTATCATCAAAATCTGTTTCTAATGTTTGGATTTCTTCTGGTGCACATGACAGATATGGGTTTTCAGCATATGTGCAAGCGACTTTTTTTCCGTCTGAATTAAACTCTTTTGTTTTACTTTTCATGAACTCTTTCAAATTATTGATACAGTGTTTATCCGTATCATATGATTGAGAGTGTAAGGCTAACCAAGATTGGCCTTCGAATTCTTTAGAGAGTGTAAACTTAGAAATTAACGGATGCTTGAGGTTTAATTCTACAATGTAGAAGAATTTGAGATCCATTTTATTATTATATTTCTTATGGTTATTTTTATTATTCTACCACATTTCTCATTTAAGTGATATACAAATTGGTCAATTGTGTATCTACTGTACTCATTGATGTTGTAGTGATATTAGGAGTCCAAAGCTCGGTGATCGAGATTGGCGGGAATAAACTAACTGGCGTAGTTGCATCAACAAAGAATTTTGGTGAATTATTACTATCAGCCTTATAATAAATCACTTGTTGAGATGTAATCATTGTACTCAATGGCATCGCATCTAACAAATCTCTATCATAATTTGAAAACGGAGAATTAGCCCTTAAAAAATATCCAGTGTCAGACACTCCAGTCAATGTAGTATCTCCAATGATTAATGAAGTAACTATAAGTCTTGAATTAATTAATAATCCTGACACATTTGAACAAGTATATCCAGTATAAGATGTTCCTCTAGGAATTTCAAATGTGCTAACATTACTCCAAGCCGAAGGAGTAATAGGATTTTCTACATTGTTTTTATAAAAAGTTAATGATGTATATGAAGTTGCGACCTGCTGGTATACGAGAACTTGGATCAGGCTAGTCTCAGAAGATAACACAGGATTGAACGTAAGGCGGTTAGCGACAGTCCTATTATACAAAGAACTATCTATCTCAACCCCATTGACATAGACCACTAGGACGTCAGGATTTGATCCATTACTAAAACTCAACGAGATTCGTTTTGATGAATCGTCTTTACCAGCAAGCAAAGAAACAGGGCCAGTTCTATTAAAAAGGAATTCAGTGAATGAATTATTTGAGACTTGTTGAATTTCCAGAACCATTGTCAAACTTGATTCTGTGGCATCAGCAGTCGGGATAGCTATGGACAAAATGTCCTGAGCTGAATTAATAGTTGGCTGAGAAGCTGGAACTGGAGATCCAACAGGAACAACTGTCCCACGCGGGACCCAATTCGGTAATGTAGAATTGTAATTTGCTGTTGTTGTTAATGTTTGAGTATCACTTGATCCAATTTTGATAAGTGTCCCAGCACATTTGTATGTGATAGTGCACTTAGTCAGAGTTGCATGAGTTTGATTGATCAGCTGTTCGGTTTTACGATGACATGTATCGCATTTGAATTGGGTGAAATTGGTCATGTGTTACCATAGAGTGTTTCATTTATTTATCTGACCTGGTGGAGCTACAATTACACCACTAGCTGGATCACTCTTGATCGGCAGCCCAATCGTGGATTTTCGATATGTCCGAAGAAGGATATCAACATCCTGGCAATTGTATGCATCACCATTTTTATAATTGATAACTTGAACACATTTCCCGACACCATCTGTTTCAACGACTGGCAATTCTTGCTTCGTGGTGTACAAGGAGAAACTAGCCATTCCGCCTATAGAAATTAATGAAGTCAATAGCGCAACACAGAGAAGTTGGGATGTCTTAACGCTATAATAAATTGTAGCCATTTTGAGAAGTCCTAATCAAAAGATGCAACATGAACAAGAAAATGAATGTATGGTTCTCTAATTTTTCGGCGCGCCAGATCAATTTGTCTATCAGTAAAAAAACCATTTTCCAAATATTTTTCTAATAATGACTCAAAAAATATTTTGTCTGATACTGCAGAAAAATGTTCAGGTAATCCTACTAACGTATTATCATCAAAATTTTTAGCGAGTCTATAAATTGCGCGAGCAATCCAGTAATCGGAATTGTCTAATCTTTCCTTTATGGAATTAAAATCCCAAACTGTTGTCGTCATTATACTCAAATTCCTCGTTTTGTAAACATAAAAATAAAGTTTCGGCTTTCCTATTAGCCCATTGTCCATTGTCCATAAGCACAGCATTAAGTTCATCTAATGACTTAGGGCCCATGACTTGGCTAATTTCACCAAAGGCTTGTTTTCTATATTTTGCGGCTTCTTCTTTACGTTTTTTAGCTTCTTCACGTTTTTTATCCAGAAGGCATGTATGAAGGCGTCCATGGAAATCCTTCATCATCCAACCACTTTTAGTTCGGTGCCAAGTTAATCCAGATTTTCTACAATGTTTACATGTTATGTTTTTTGAAAGATATGGTTCTTCATCTTCATCCTGGTCACCAAAATGATCACCGTCTCCATCTCCACCAAACCAACCCATAATTATACTCCTAGTGCAGACTCTGTAATTGTTCTCATCATCTTTGCAGCTTGAAGTGTGAGAAGAGCATCTTCTAATGCATTATGAGTTGTACGTGGTGGCAATCCAAGAAATTGAAAAAGCTCTTCAGATTTATGAATACCAAACATAATCAATCCAGCGGCAGAAGTGTCGATTCTGGTAGCTCCAATCTTGAACATAATCTTCAGAGGTTCTAAGAGTTGTTCTGTAAATTTAATATCAAAATCAATATGATGACCTAAGATATACACAAATTCATCAGCTTCAAAATACTTCAAATATAATGAAACAAGATCGATTGCAGCAGTTTCTAAATCAACCCCATTTGCTTCTAGATGTTCTTGGCTTAGACCATGAATTTTTTGAGCTTGCAATTGCCATTTATATTTTGATGCATCAAATTTGATTTCTCGATATAGGGTATCAACTGGTTCAAATGTAGCAAGATCAAAGATCACCGCACCAAATGAAACACCTTGAAATTCAATAGTAGAATCTTGGCCCCATGCAGATCCGGAAGTCTCCCAATCAATTGCTAAGGCGTATTTAGGTAGTGGTTTTTGAGCCATTATTAAAGACCACCAATGATAGAAATTATTTCTTTTGTTCTATCTTCAACGGTGGCTGATTCAACCGTATGATATTTTATTTCAGATGCATCTAGGAACGTAATAATGTAATCATTTATGCATTGCTGAGTATCTTCTTTAGCACGAACTCCATCGTCGATAAATGGAATTTTACCAATTGGAAAGAGAATGATTTTATCATATTGTTCAATTGCTTTTATACACTTCTTCGTGAATTCAGCAAACCATGAATTACTCACTTTATTTTTAGAAGCCCAAAGTTTAGTGTAAGCCCAAACATCAGCTGGGCTCCTATCAACTAAAAAATTAATAGGAGTGGTACTTACTACTATATTTCGGAGCACATGTAGATCACGATGAATCTTAACATCTAAAACTCGAGATTGATAAACCTTCATAAGTTTTGATGTTGCTGTAGCCTGATCAAGAGTACATTTCATTTCTTCTAAAATAGCACGAGATACTTTAAAATCATCAACTACAATTTCAGGATCCTTAGATTGTACTTTAGCAATATTATCAAGAGTACAAGTTTTTCCGGTTCCGTGAGAGCCAGAAACTCCAATTATTTTTGTCATATTATTTTTTATGTTCTGAATTAAATATTGATGCTAGACGATGTTCCAGTCCTCGATCAAAATTAAGGACTCTAGTATATTTAGCAACTTGATCTGTTATTAAGTTATACCGATGATGTTTATCATATGCAAGAATTAGGCCACCATCAATATTGTTAGCAATACCAACTTTTTTTTCATTAAAGTTTTTATACGTCGTAATCAATGTACCAATCATACTTAGATGTTTTACTGTTCTGAGTATGATTCCATTTTCTTTATAAGACTTAAACAGTTCTACGAAGGCGTCACGCTGACTTTCATGGATGATCACAAAATTCCCGCCTGCGCGCCGTGTGGTCCTAGCAATATCATTACGAGCAGTTTGAACATCACACGCAGTTAAAGCATCTTTGAAGTGGCTGCCATGTTCTAACAATGCATCAATAACAATGGATTCGAAATCATACGTGCGCTCGGTTAATTCAATATATTCTTGTTTGACTTCTAGTTTCATAGTATAATCTTCAGCAACATTAAATCTGAGAGCATAAACAAAGCCACTAGAATAATCAAATTGTTGTGCACAAACAAAATCAGGAATACCCAAATACCTACGAGTGAGTTCACTCTGGATTACTGCGTTTTTATGTTGGCTCATTATTTTATTAAATGAAGAGAGGCACCTATTTAGTGCCTCTCCGGAAAGCTTAAATATGAAACTTAAGCTGGTGTTTGCGCGGCGGCTTCATCCTTGCGATGCTTAATAATACCATCGACATACCGATTCGCATTATCAATAATCTTTGGAGCAATATACGACGGACCACTAACGATTTCATGGACATAATGGGCAAACTCGGTTTGCCATTTATGGAGTGAAGTTCCTCGTGAATTGTTACGAAGACCTTTAGTTGCTTTTACAAAGCGTTCTGCTAGGTCTTCTACAACTTTGTCGTATTGGGAATGAATTGCGATTACGGTCATGGTGAAACTCCAACTATTAGATTTATAAAATGTTTAGCCGTTCAATTGAACATGCTTAAACTCTTTGCCATCAGGCGATTCGAGATAGGTAAGAATCGATCCGATTAGCGGCGAACGAACAATGTCGCTCTTCAAAAACTCGATCACGCTGATGTTTGCATCGCGACCTTTAAGTTTTCGTACTGCCCATGTCAATCCGTTTTCCACGCGTTTATCCAGGTCGGTTTGCGTATGGTCGCCGTTGACTGCCATGGTTGTGTTAAATCCAATACGGGTCAAGAACAATTTCATTTGATCTTTAGTCGTATTTTCTGCTTCGTCAAGGATCACAAAGCAGTTATCAAAAGTTCTACCTCTCATATAAGCAAGAGGAGCAATTTCGATCTTTCCATCATTCATATAATCCTGAACCATCTTAGGACCAATATGAGCATTCAATCCATCTAGAAGAGGAAGCAAATAGGGATGAACTTTTTCTTCTAACGTACCTGGAAGGAAACCAAGTTTTTCGCCAGACTCAACAATCGGGCGGGTTAGAACAATTCTAGATACTTCATTAGCAACTAATTTTTCACAAGCAATAGCTGTAGCAATAAATGTCTTACCGGACCCAGCAGGACCTTGGCCAAAAATTACAGGATCTTCACGCAAGTGTTGCATATACAATTCTTGTGTGTAATTTTTAGCTATGATTTTACGGCTAAAAACTTGTCTTGCTGGTACGGTTTTTACTGGGGCTTCATACTTCTTCTTTGTCATCAATATTCCTTTTTATTCTTATTATTGCTGGAACTTATGAATCACTTGCCTCAGATTGCGATGCATTATAAAGAACTTGTGCATAATTATCGAAAGGCAAGACTAAAGCCAATTGCGTGTCCTTAGCTTTGAGCATACTCAAAACATAAGCACCAAGCTTTTGTGCTTCTCCCTTAGACAGTGCCTTCAATGAATCTATCAAATCCTTTTTAGGAAAAAACTGATCATAGTATGCATTGAAATTTCGAATACACATGATGTCGCCCTGTTCCAAAGCCATGACTGCTCGAGCCAAAGTTAAGGTCTGTGCGCCATCAGTAATCCCATTTTTGGCAATAGCATCAATCACCATCAATGTAGTTATATCGACTTGTCCTTCAACAAGTTTGATTTCTCTTAATTTCATATCTGTAAAACCCAATTGTAAGTACTACCGTCTACCGGTATTTATACATTTAGATCTTACCCATAGCTAAATTACTTCAACTCATCATCAAATATAGAAGCAATACATAAACCATCTATCAAATCATCGAAGAAATCGCCAATACTATATTCTATTGACAGGAGAATCATCCAGCCAATCAAACCAATTGCTAATATGAAAAGTAAGATAACACCCACCGTCAACATGATTTATAATCCTTAATTGTGGCGATGTTCTGCCATATTTTGTATAAATTGCTCGGTCACTTCAGCCAAAGTAAATCCATCAAAAATTACTTTGATATTAGTTGTATACTGATGGACACCACCAACCAATGAACGAAGCCATTCATATTGCCCTTCTTGAGCATATGGAATATAGCATTCAATATTCTTTACTGTAGAGATCACTACAGAGTCACGAGGGTCCGCAGGATCGTCCGCGTAAGTCAGGTCATAGTACCCAAAACCAGATAAATAACCGCGGTCGCTATCGGCGACCTTAGTGATCGTGAGAGATCCGATTTGGCCTTTTGCACAAGCCAATTGCGCGGATTTAAATTCTAATGCTTTAACCAACATTTCAGTTCGAGCATCTCGAGCTTCATTGATTAGAGTATTAAATACATTACCCAATTTATCAGCTTCATCTAATGAAAGTTCAAAATAAATCTGAGTATCGTGTTCTGTTTCAGTCCCGGTATTAAATGTTAAATTGAGGCCACACCGTGGTTCTTGATTTACCTTAACTCCAGGAACCAAATCAACATCCAGTGTTAATTGGTTGCCAGGAACATCAGCCTCAAGAGCAGCATCAGCAAGAATTTTAGTTGTGTATGTCATTAATGTTATTCCTTTATACAAAAGTTTGTTGATTAAAAATATGTTATTGCCCAACGGCAAAATCGATTGATTCTTGCTCTTTCATTTGAGCTTCTTCGGCTTCTAAAAGATCAAGCTCCAAATAATATAGATCTTCTTTTTGAATTCCCATAATATCCATTTTACTAGTCATTGATAGATGTTGCTGCATATCAAAAACCCGTTGATCTAAAGTATCAACAATTCGATCATCTGGATAGATCATTGGCGGCGACGAATTCCTGATCCTAGGCAAAACCATTGGTCTATATGCCGCATCCGGGCTTCCGATACTTTTAATTTGATGTACAGTCAATGGTTTCTTTTCTGGCAATTCTGGTTCAAATAATATAGCCGGTGGACTAGTATCAATCGCGATTGCAATTTCTTCTTTGGCATATGAATCCATTAGCCTTTTATATGAGGCTGGCATATCTTCAAGTGTTCGTAGTGAAACATCTTCAACTACGACTTTCCATTTTGGAAATTTTTTAACTAGACGCGGTCGATGATTAGTCAATGAATGAATCATCTGGGAATTGGAGAATTTTCCCGATATAGTTAATTGTTTGTTTTCATAGTCATACCAAAATTCATCAGACACTACTAAACTATGGCCGTCAAAATGAACTTTACAAATACCAAAATCAAAATCCGTCTCAACAAATTCTGGCGGGTTTGCTTCAATAAACATCAGATTGTAGAGTTCACCATTATATTTCAAATCATAAATCAAAGTGATAAATGATTGGAGCAATGAATGTTGTCCATTAGGCTCTTGGTGAATATACGTTGGATCAACTTTAGTATATTTTACAGAAGCTCCAGCTTTAATAGCTTTGAAATCTTGTTTGAGGATAATATAATCTCGATTCTTCGGAGGTTTATCACCTGCTACAACTTCAACTCCATATAACGCAGCAATCTTATTAATATCTGCACCTTCATCATCACGGATATAAATGTCGATATCTTTAACTAAGTTATCACAAATGATATCACGGAGAGCACCACCAGCAATAATAGCAGATGGATATAAAGTTTGCAATTCAGACAGAAACTTCTTCCATGGTGTTGGAATGATTGAATGATCCATATTTTCTTTTTTGTATTGGTATTACTAGAAATATTATTCTGATACTTCTTTTTTATAAATCAGGCTTGTTGAAGTGTACACTTCATTTTCTTTTGGAGGTCTAGTGATTTGTCCACTCCGGTTATATCGAATAATACCATCATATACATATTTAGTGCTAACACCATCCGCTGGATTTTTAATCATGATAAAAGCATGAATAGGTTTATCATCAAACACTCCTAGTAATTGTTCCGACTTGCTTTCGATCTTTAGCGCAACAATTTGATTGAGAATTTTTTGTTGGTCTGGAACCCTAATAGGAATCATGATTGGAAAACACAGTAATACTAAAATGATTGCAGTGAGAATCGCATAAACGAGCCCAGCATTAATGAAAATCAGTGCCAGTAAAGCACCAATAAATAAATCGAAAGCCATGTGATGTTCTTATAAAAGGAAATTTAAAATGGAAGAAGTTAAAGAAATAAAGCCAACTGAATGGGAAAATATGTCATTTGATCAATTGATGGCCCAGAAAACAATCATGTTGGATAGATATGAATTTTTAATTCGGCGAGGCTATGAACAACAATCTAAATTTTTGATAGAGGGAATCACTAAATTAGACTCCCTCCTATTTGGTACTTAATTAGTAGCTTCAACAATCGTAGGCTGATCTTCCGGAGTTCCTTCGGAAGTAACAACTTTACCTTTGGTCTTTTTTTTGGTAACTGGTTTTACCTTTGGTTCTGGTAATTCTGGAATTACCACTTCCGCATCTTCGAGATCCTCATCAAGGTCTTCTTCATCGACCCACGGATCACGAATCTCATCGCAAATACCGTACTTCAAACAATCTTCTGGTGTTAACCAAGTATCTGAGGGCCGAAGTAAAATAGTACGAATCTGTTTTTCAGTCATCTTAGTATGACGCAAGAAATGCTGAATGAATTGCTTTTCCAAAGTATCATGGAATTTACGAGCCGCAATTAGTTCATGATGTTTTCCTGCTAACACTGATGAAAATTGATGTGTCATCACAGCAGTTCTAGGAGTCATAATTCGTAAGCCTTTTGTCCCGGCCACGAAAATAGAAACTGCCATTGAAGCAATACATCCCATAGCTACAGTCGAAATATTGACTCGACTTGCTTCCATAACATCAATGATCGCCCATCCATCTGTCACTGAACCACCGCCAGAATTAATAAACATGGTTAGAGTATCATCTGGGTCACAAATCAAATTAGCCTTTAAAAGATAATCACAACACCGTAATGCAGATTCTTCACATATTTCTTCAAAGAGCATGTACGCACCAAGGTTAGTCAGTGATACATTGTCAAGTAGAATAAGTTCTTGTGGACTTGGTTGAGTCATCTATGCTTCCTTTATTATTATTTTTATATTCTTTACTACCAAATAAAACATACATACCAAATGCATATCTTATTAGTATTTACATTTTAAAATAAACTCAAAGAATTTGATACAAATATTTCCGTTGACTCATTATACAACAAACCGCATTTCCAAACTCTAGATTATTTTTCTAAATAATCTTTAAGATATACTCTTTCAAATCTGTATCCGGGTTCTACCGCAACCATGAACAATGTTTTTGTATATTCGCCAGTCTGAAATTTCAATCTTATTTCACCTAGAGGTCCATCTTCCTGAGATAATGAAAATGGATTGCCTGCCATATCAGCATTCAATCTATCGGTTTGCTTCTTAAGAATCTTATGAGCCTCATCCATTAATTGCTTCTTGCAATCATTCTTAATGCTCTTTGAATAAGCACCACCAATCTTAATAGATGGATACACCGAACTCTTATTCCCAAATCTTCCAACATTCGTTTCTTTATCAGTAAATTCGACGTTATCAAAATATTTTGAATCAGAAAGATCATCAAAATCAGAAATATCTGCTGGAGAAAATGTATTGACTATCTTAACCCAAGATTTTTCTAACTCGGATCGAATTTTCTTTGCAACGTCAACATGCTCATTTTGCTCGTAATCAAAGAAACGGAGAGTATGCTTAGCTCTTGCTGCTTCCGTTAAAACATAAGACTTAAAGGTTGGTTTCATATTCATGTGCTATTTTTATTATATTTATCGCACAAACCACAAACCCGCGCGTTGGTTAAGCAGCTATTTTGTAAATATTTTCATGTTTTTATAAATAGAAGAAAAACATGATTACATATGAAAGCTCTTCCATACGTTTACAAATTAGTACATAAAGAAACAGGCGAATTCTACATAGGTTTTAGATGTGCAAACAAAGTACCAGCAAATGAGGATTTGGGAATTAAATATTTTACTTCTTCAAAATTGGTTAAGAAAACATTTGAAAATTTTGAATGTTTTGTTTTAGGAGAATTTGAAGATAAAGATGCCGCATATACTTTTGAACAAAATCTTATCAAGGAGTGTTTTTCTAATCCATTAATCCTAAACAAACATTGGCAAGATACTAAAACATATTCTATGCTAGGATTTAAGAGGCCAGATCTTGGAAAATTAAATTCTGAAATAAAAAGAAAACCAAAAGAATATAGAAATTATGATTGTGCTCAATGTGCTACGCCTTTGTCAAAATTAGAATTTATTCATCATAAGCCAAAGGAGCATTATTATTGCAATGCTAAATGCCGAAATGAATTTAATAGAGGCCCATCAAAAAAAGGAATTAAGCTTCCGCATTTGTGGGGTAGGGCAGCTTGGAATAAAGGTTTGACTAATCCAACTGCAGCAGAAAACGCAAGGAGAGGCGCAGAAAAACAACGCGAATTGGTAACCGGAAGAAAGAGACATTATATTTCAGAGACCGAATGGACCTGGAAATATCAAGACAAAGATGGATGGTACATACGCCAAAACGGGGAACAAGTCCCCGTTTTGTGATCATTCTGTTTCTTGGCTGATCAGCCTCATGGGGATCATGCCGCTAGGCGAGTCTCACCAAAGTAAGCATCATTTGCATTTGCTTTGTTTGCTTCATTTACGTCGATCGCCTGACGTGTTGTCTGCATCAATACTAATCACCCAATCAAAACCTTGGCGAGCCCATCAGAAGAACCCAAACTCATATCGGTCGTTAGCTTGGTTTATTGCAATACCCGATCCATCTTAGCAAGACTTACGTTATTGCACCAGTGAATATTCTAGAAATACTCACCTTAGGTTCTTCTGGTGGACTCGATGGGACTCGAACCCATGTCTTGAGCACCTTTCTATCAGCTTCATACAACAATAATAATGTTGACAGATTCTAATCGCGTATCTGTCTTGATTCACAAAGATATCGCGATTTAAGCTCTTTGTGAATCGCACTGCCAACAAATGAATTATACACAGCCCTGAGGAAATGTATACTTAATCTCCAAAAAATTCCAGTTTGAATTTGGAGCCTTTCTTAGTTTCAGGCAACAAATCTTTAATTTTCATAATGTTTCTTTATTTATCGTACAAAGGCATTTTTACATCAATTAATTCTAGATCGATGTGTTCAATCTTTAGTTCTGCTATTTTATCATGGTTGACTATCCCATCAAAGAATAGTACGCCTCTATAAAAATCGACTGGTGCTGCACCATGGCGTATTTCTATTTCATTTAAGGCGAAAGCAGAATTCCCAACATCATACTTATAATTTTGTGTATTTTGGTGGATTAATGGCAACCCATTATTTCCTGGTATTTCGGTTAGCGGTAACTTAAAACCAAGATATTTATTCTGTTTGTGGATCTCTGGAAACTCATCACCATAATCGACATGTAAAGGAAGAGTTGTACCAGGAATCTGGAGTAAAATAAACATCCTAGTGAATTTATCAAAAACTTTCAATAATGGTTCAGCAATAGGTTTGATGATTTCTACTATCGGATCATCTTTCCATGTCCAATTAAAATTTGGATCCATCCGTTTAGTGAATGTTCGATTTGTTTTTTTATCTACTATTTCACGGAGATGTTTAGTTAGCCAAAAATGCCCAAACTCTTCACCGTTATAGCCCCATCCAACAGGTTTAATTTTGCCAGTGTTAAGCTGATCTTTCATATGTTGAATAATCAGCTTTTGTTGTTCATTAGTAATGGTGATGTTTGGAATAGAAAATCCAAATTCTTTTGATAATTGCATATTACATATTCGCTAGTGCCTTGATTGCTTCTTCTAGTTTTGCAAATCGTTTACCACCTTTATAAACAACATTAAGCCCAGTATCAAGGTATGCTTTCATTGCTTGACCTTTTATTTCTATTTCAGTACCAGATTCAGCGCCGAGAATAGAGACTATCATATTAATGATTTGGCCTTCGGTAAATCCGTATTTTTTAAAAACTGCTAGACATTCTTCTCGGGTCATGCCGAATGTCCAGTATAATCTTTGTAGTATTTCAGGAATTTTCTCCTATCGAAGTGTTCACTACCAGTATCTCTGTCAATATCCTGGACGTCAGGGAGCGTGTAGGTATTGTCATTAGTATCAACAATAGCCAAACCCTTAGAGAGCCCTATCGCTTTGTTATGGAGTTTTAGGTTTTTGACCTGAGCTGTTTCATCTGGCGAATCTTCTGGAGCACTTGGATTATCAATAGTGATTGTATCTTTAGGCTGAGGAAGATTATATTTTCGTTTGATTATTCCTAGAGCTGTAAAGAGTTTTGACGTTTTATTGTATTCAACTTTAACACTATTGATTTCTTCAATATCTTGGAAATAGACAATTGGATTTTGTCCATGGTCTACGTCGATATAAACAGCAGGTTCAACTTTATAGTTAGTATAAGAATCAACTGTAAATTCTTGGCCTTCTGTTGTGGTGATCTTGTCACCTTTAATCGGAACAACTAACATGTTTCTGTGTATCCTATGGTATCATTTAACGATATTTATATCGGATAGCAGAAACAAAAAAGGCTCCTAAGTTTTCTTAGGAGCCTTTACAATTAGTGAGGAGGATAATCTTCATTAAAGAAGAGTCATTTAAACGAAAGTTCACATAAACAACTAAACATCTGAACAAAATGATATAAGAGCGGGACAGTTCAACATGCTTTGGCTAGCATAAACAATGCCTGATTCGTTAAGCGCTCTGACAAAATCATCCAGTTATTTTTAGGAAGTCGAATTAAATGTGCTTATCTAAAAATCCAACTATCTTCCTCGATAAACTTTATACTACTATATTCAATGTTTCTAAGTATACAAGATCATCATCGGCAACTTCAATAACCGAAGTTGAATTTATCACTGATGATTCATCCGCAATACGAAGAAGTTCTTTCTTCAAAAGCTTTTGTTCACCTTTCAAGAGATCTAAAGATCTCTTTGTCAGAATAAAATGAACAGAAACTTGATCAGTAAGGCGACCATATGCGTCAGTCGATGTTTTATCTGACGTAACAATTGATGCATGTTTCTTTCGCGCAATTTCGTATTCGGCGTCAGTAAATTCAGGCCCAATCGCATTTTCCAATATAGTCAGCTCAGCACGAACTTGGACTTCACGATTCATTAATTGATTTAGCCCAGATTCTTGATGCAATCCTTGGATAGCTAAACGAATCGCATACCGAATTTTATTTAACTTTTTAATCTCTAGAACAGCATCCAAAATCTTTTGTTGATGAAGATGAACACTCTGTTCAAATCCTTCGTACATAGAAATTGCTACATTTCGTGTATTAAGGTTGCCAGTAACAATACTGACTTGGGTTTCGATTTCGCGTTCCAACCGGCGAGCTTGACGTAGAGAAAGTTTCATTTCAGTGTTTACCTTTTATTATAATTTTGGGCATGTGCATCTTGGAGAGAGGCATTATATCACCAATAGAATAAATGTGTAATGCTATTGGTGATATTTTTATTTTAATTTTTTAATAAAGTCATCAAAATTAAACTTGCCGCTAAGGGCATATTCTTGACTTTCAAAAACTAATTGATTGATTAATGAGCGGGAAATATACCAACAGTCATTGAATTCATCGGTGATAGTAATAGTTTGATCTTTTTCGAGGAGTTTAATATCATCAAGAATTTCTTCAGTGATAATAAACTTTCCGTCTTCACCACCAAAATCAATAGAAGCAGTTAAAGCTTCTTTATGGACTGTGCTGGTTGACATGGCAAGAATATCAGCAAACTCATCATCTACACCTTGGTCTTGATTTAATTCTCGAAGGTATTGTTTAAAATTAATCTTTTCGTGGCGTTGCTCTTGAATAGCTTCACTGATTTTTGGAGGAGCTTTAATGACTTTCTCAATCTTTGGTTTTGTTTCGAATTCTGGAAATTCACTGAATGTGTATTTTTTATTCATAATGGAACGGTGAGTGTTCCTCAGCAAGTGTAATCATATTTATTGCTAAGAAATAATATCACTCTAGAACCCAGAGGGTTTTTTCAATATCTGGCCCAAGAGCATAATCAATAATTTGACTCACTACAGACCAATCCCCATTTGCTAATCCACAACCAATAAGTGGAAAGTGAACTCCTAACTGTTTGACTTTATCTTTTAGAACCCCAGTCGCCAACCCAATGAAAGCTCGTTCTAATACATCATAATCAACATAGACGACATTAGGATCGCGCCCATAGTCACGCTGTGTGATGGCATTGATGATGTATTTGTCTTGGCTGACCTGAGCCCATGTGTACGTTCCTAGGCGATCTGCACATCCTGCGTCGATTGGCTTTTCAAAGTCATGTCGGTATGCCGCAAAAGCTTTGGGAAATTGTGTTTTGACCTGTTTAGCAAAACCACTACCCATAACGCCATGCGCATTACATCCATGTACAATAACCCCAGATGTAATATCCAGAAGATTCCCAACAATTTTAGTTATCATGTTTCTTTATTCAAACTTATTATTTTAATAAGAGGACTTTATAAAGTCCTCTTTAAACAAGATTATGCAGCCAGTTTTTCTGGCAAACCTGTCGGAAAAGGCCAAGCAGCATTTTGCTCTGTTACTCGGGTTGGCCATGGATCATCTTCGCTGGAATTATCTAATTCTTGAAGAAATTCTTCAGCAATGCCGTTTTGTTTATCATACTTCTTCATACGACTATATAAGGTTTGAAGAAATTTATTTTTCTTGAGTTCACCAACTTGATGGGCCCATTCAAGTGCATTGAATACTTGATCGACCAATGGTGCATCAGCATCAAGTTTAATTTGAAATGCATGTACATCCGAAAGATGATAGTTCGGATCATTAGCGAGTCGAGCTAAAGCATCGCTACTTGCGCATCGGTCTGCATGATATATGCATTCTGCTCGACCTGCGGCATAATTGAAATTATCATCTTCGCGGGTAATCGCAGCGGCAAATGAAAGTATATTTGCCGGATAATTAATTTCAAACATGAAAGAAATTCCGCCAGTGGGATTTGGTTCACTAACGAGAATACCAAGTTTGTTTTGGATCACGCTGTGGCCACGGAAATACCTGAATGTACGAATAAAGCCTTGAGCAATACTACCTAGTTGCATATCATCTCCGAGTGTCTAGTTTATTTAGTTGTATTCTTTTTGTTACGTGCTACTTGTAAAGCTTCTATCCTGCGATTCTTAGCAATAATCTCGATCTTCCGTTCATCCGAATATGCATCAATCCAACACATCTTTTGATTAGTTGAATAACTTTGAAGACATGCAAGGCGATCATAATCGTCATACTCATCCACAAATGTTACATACTTAGAAGATTCCGGAAACCTAAGTCTCTTATGTGAAGGACCTGAAATTTCATCAATCCCAAACCAAGCGTAAAAAGCTTTACGTGATTCATAACTTTTAAAATACAAGTCATACTCATCCATAAGATTCGTAATACAAAGTTCGAGGCGAGCAATTTGTGCATCATCATTTGAACGAGATACAATTCGTTCTTCCTCTTGCTTTTGAATCTCATTAGAGCGTGTGAGTCTATTATATCTAATTCGCAATAAAAGTGAGATCCCGAGAACGAAAAACAACACAATTCCAGGGATTCCACCTATACAAAAAAATACAGATAAAACCAACAACCCAATAATCCACCGAACCGATGCCCAGAATATAGCTTTACCAAGACTGACAATATGGCTTGGTGTTATACCAAAGTAATAATTGATTATGCAGTAAAAGTTATAGATGATACTCAGGAGAACACCAACCATAAGAAAATTGGTGAATGTTGAATTTTTACCAGAATCATTGTCTTTCATGATAAACTCCATGTTCATTCCATGGTTTTATTTTATCACAGAAATCTTGAATAGTAAACTGTTATTTTAAAGTTTCTTTATACCAAGCAATAAATTTCTTGACACCTTCTTCTGGTGATGTTTTAAGACGATTAAAATTAATATCTAATTCATATTTAGCCATACTCGCGTATGTTTGTCTAACATCACTTTCTGGTAATCCGACATGCTTAATAATAGCTTTCTTACCAAGTTCTTGTTCTAATAGCGTAATAAAATCTCTAACTAGAATAGGTGAGCCATGCCCGATATTAAATATTCTATGATTGCCGCCATACATAGAAATGCTAGTTACATCAATCAACCCTTCAACGATATCATCAATATAAGTAAAATCTCTAGATAATTCTATTTCGCCATTAAGCCCGTCACGGAGTTCAATTTCTTGTCCATTCATAATCTTTTCAGCAAAGATAAATGGGGCCATATCTTTGCGGCCATACGGGCCGTACACAGTAAAAAACCGACAACATACTATATCGGTTTCTAAGAAATGATTGGACATCGATTTAGCCAAAGCTTCGCCAGCACGTTTTGTTCCGGCATAATAACTAACTTGGTCCGTTGTCGAATTACCTTCACTCATCTCGTATGATTGATCCCCATAAACACTCGAGCTGCTTGAATAGATAAGCTTTGGAATCTTGTAGTCATGACATGCCATTAGCACATTATGGAAAGCTAAAACATTATTGTTGAAATATATCTCTGGACTATCTTTAGAAGCCTGAACACCAGTTGAGGCCGCCAAGTGATACACAATATCAAAGGGATCCCATCCTCCAGCTAGTGTTTTTCCTATAGAAAGATCATGATAAATCAATTTAAAATTTAGATTACGAGCAAGATTTAAATACTTTGTATGTTTATCTGGATCAGTAAATACAGAATATCGCAAATCAATACCATATACCGTATGACCAGAACTTAAAAGTTTAGCACATAAATGATAACCAATGAAACCCAGTGCTCCAGTTACAAGTATATTCATGAGAAAGAAAAGATTTTGTTAATAAGCCAAGCCGAGTATTCACCAGGCTTCCAACCGTTGAGTACTAATTCTTGATCGAACGCCCGAATCTGTGCAGTCATCAGACGAATATCAATTTAAACAGCGACTGGGGCTTTGATAGCGTTGTGATAATAATAATTATCTAGCCGAATATCATCTAGTTTGAAATCATCTATATCTTTGATTTCTGGATTTAACCATAGCTTTGCCTGAGTAGTAATCGATTCACGAGATAACATTTCTTCTACTTGAGTAAAGTGATTTTGGTAAATATGTGTATCCCCAGATGAAACAATTAATTCACCAACGCCAAAACCACAAGTTTGTGCAAGCATATAAGTTAACAAAGCATATGAGGCTATGTTGTAAGGCGCCCCCAAAAATAAATCCCAGGATCGTTGAGTTAGATGACACGATAACTTTCCATTTGCCACATAAAACTGAAAAAATGCATGACATGGTGGTAGAGCCATGTTTGGAATATCACTAACATTCCAGGCCGAGACAATTAAGCGCCTATCATTAGGATTAGACTTAAGCTTGTTCACCAAATCTCGAATCTGATCAATTGATTCAACACGAACTTTCGCATTTATTAATGTTTTTGGGCCATCCGAGTGATCAATAGGATAATCGCCCGGGTTCACAATTGTGTATTTTTGCCAATTACGCCATTGCGCACCATAGACTGGTCCCAAGCCCCCGAACTCATCTGCCCACTCGTCCCAAATATGATTGTTGTTATCATGGAGATATTTGATATTAGTGTTACCTGATAGGAGCCAAAGTAGTTCTACGGCAATAAGGCGGAACGCGGTGAACTTGGCATGAACAATCGGAAATTCTTCTTGGAGATCGAATCGGATCTGCTGACCAAATAAACTCCTAGTTCCGGTCCCAGTTCGATCTGTTTTATCTGTTCCGTTTGTATAGACATGACGGACTAAATCTAAATATTGTTGCATATGTATTAAATTGGTTTGAGGTGGTATTCTTGAAGAGTGATAGCTTTCCATTGCATACCAATGTATGGTTTATCTAAAAGAACAATATAAAAGTGAGTTAAGCCAAATCTACCTGGTTTGGCTTCAAATCCAACTACGCTTCCTGTTTTACCATTAAGGTGTTCATTTAAGCCTGTTTCAACTTTAGGGTCAAACTCAATTCGGACATTCTGATCGAGTTTGAGATTCTTATTCAATAGGCTCATGATATAGTTCTCTTAAAAGTGTTTTGATTTTAACGTGATGTAAATATTTCCGTGCTCTCGTGTTTGTAAATCTGGTAAACCTACTCCGGTTAATCTAAGGATTGTTCCTTCTGGACTGCATGGAGGAACAGTCACAGTCAATTCCTTATTATTCAATCCCATAACTTTAATAGAACCACCTTCTAATGAAGTTATTCTGTCAATAGAAGAGTTGGTATAAAGATCATTTCCTTTACGTAGGAAATTTACCCTATCTTCTACTTTAATTCTTATATTTTTGTATCTACGGTTGCCAGTTGGTCGTCTATTTTGATCAACGCATTGAAGTTTCAATATGACATTATCCCATACTCCTGGAGGTATATCAAAATAGCAATCAAAATCTATAATTTCTCCAGAACCTTTACAAGCTGGACATCGATTTAATTTCGAATCTTCTTCAGATGGTCTTGGAGTATATCCACCGCCACCAAAGACTTGCCCAACTGTTCTAGAATGAGCTCCATATAAAGCCCCAGATCCATTGCATGTGGAACAAATAGTTTTCTTATTGGCTCTAGATAGGATTCCAGTTTCAACTTGATCTAATGATAGATAAACTGTTGCATCTGGAACAACATTAACTACTGTCGTTCTAGCATAATGTTTTGCTGCTTGTGGGACTGAATCTTTTGCAACAGGAGGAATATATTTATACGATGGATCAGAAAGCTTTTCATAGGCTTGTTTGATCTCTTTAAATTTCTCTTCTGCATACTTGCTATTGTTATTTCTATCCGGGTGCCATTTCATAGCGAGTTTTCTATAAGCACGAACAATCTCGTCAGTAGATGCACCCGGATCTAATTCCAATATTTTATAGTATAGCATATGTATGGGTATAACTCTTTGTTATTATTCAAATATTTATACCGATTTCAGGTGGGTCCCTATAGCTTAGCTTTTTCAAGCTCGTCAAATTTTTGAAGTAATGTTTTCTGTTCTGATGTTAAGTTCTTTGGATATACTACTTTAATAATCATATACAAATCACCCACGGCACCACTAAACTTTTTCATTCCTTGGCCTTTCATCCTGAGTTTTTTGCCATGTGATGTTCGTTCAGGAATAGAAAGTTCTAATACATCGCCATTCAAACTTTCAACGCTGGTTTTTCCACCAAGTAAAGAAGTAGCAATTGGTATTTCTAATTCCATAATCAGATCATCGTCAGATCGCTGAAACTTTTTATGATTAAGGATTATTATCCGAACAATCAAATCACCTGGCGGTAATTCAGAATTTTCTTTATTCCCAAGACCGGACAATTTAAACAATGCTCCATCAGGAATGCCAGGCATAATCTTCAAATCGGTTTCTGTTTCTTCTAATACAATAGAACGTCCAGAACAAACTTTACATGGATCTTCAACTTTAGTCCCCGACCCAGCACAGGTAGGACAGGTTTGCGCCATTTTAAAATTTGGATTGATCGCTCTTAAGATTTGACCTTTCCCATTACATGTGGAACATTTAACTTTTACTTTAGAAATCGATCCAGTTCCATCACAAGCTTTACACCCAACAACGTGTTTGTATTTGACTTTTTTAGTGACACCAGAATTAGCTTCTTCTAAAGTAATATCAATTTCTGATCGCTTATCAGAATTACCAGGCATAGCTTGTTGAGCATTAACATGCTTAAAGATATCAGCAAAATCAAAGCCAAAATCTTGGGGTGCTCTTTGGCCGGGCTGTTCATGACCGAATTGATCATAATGATTTCGCTTCTCTTGGTTTCCTAGGACTTCATTTGCCTCGTTAACTTCTTTGAACTGCTCTTCAGCACCAGAATCAGTATTCCGATCTGGGTGATATTTCATCGCTAGTTTACGATAAGCTTTTTTGATGTCATCTTCTGTAGCAGTTTTAGCTACACCAAGGACTTCATAGTAATCTCGTTTTGTCATACGTCGTTAAGAAAATCTGCAATTGCTTGTTTAAGTTCGGGTTGTTGATCTACATCATGAAGAAATCCACACATGATATCGCCATCTAGATCGAGCTTTTCACCTTCATATTTCATTTTACGAATCAGCATTGTTCCAATATCAAAATGGACATGCATAAATTCTTGAATGAAAATTTTATTGACATCTTCATTGGTTGTTTGTTTATCTGGGATAAAATAGAAATGGGCGATTGATGGCATAGTTTTGGTAAGTGGATGTCTTTATTGGAGATATCCACTTAGTTAATTAGCGAGTGTATCGTGCGATAATTTCGGCGTGAGCCTGATCTGGCGATTTCCAGCCAAATGGCTTGATGACATCTAATGATGTGCCTCGTTTTGATTGGTCTGCTGATGTTGCTATAACTTTAGACATGTTTGCTTGTTGAACTGCATCCCACATTTCTTGCCACATAGCTGGAGAAACGCCCATCATCTGAGCAGTTCCATAGGCCACATAAACAAGATCAATAAGTGAATCTAAGGCTGTGGCTAGGTCATTGTTATAATGCGAATCTACATATTCTCGAAGTTCTTCTTGCATGAAACCAAGACGAAAATTATACGTATCGTCATCCAATAGCTTAGGTGTATCAGCTAAAGGAACTTGGAACTTGGAATGGAAATCGCTAACATCTTGGTAACCGGATTGCTGAATCATTGATAGTGCCTTATACTTTTATTGAGATTATTGCTTTGCTGCTTCAGTATCATACAAATCTTGCATATCAACAGCAGCACAAGCCGCTGCACTCATGCTACGATATGTAGTCGCTGCCGAATTTAATGCACTGTAAGTGTCCGCCATTCCTTTTGCTGATGCAGTAAAGGATGCAAATTTTCCGCCTTGGATATTAAGAGTAGTTGCCATTTTTTGTACATCGATATTTGCACCAAGAAATAGAACTTCCCAGTTATGTTCTTTTTCAACTTTGGATATCAATGAGGCGACAGTGGAACCAGAAAATTCTTTACTTGAGTTTTCTTCACCGTCCGTGAGAATAGCTAGAATAGTCTTTGTGTCATCTGAGACCTTCTCTTCTAAGCATTTGGTAATTGTAACACCAATTGCATCATAAAGTGCAGTCATTCCACGCGGTGTATACACTTCTTCAGTTAGAACAGGAACATGATTTAGACCGACCCGAGAATGAATGGTTTCAATGATATTATCAAAGATCACCAATGTGATATCTGCTTCACCAGGAACCTTCTTTTGGCCATCAACAAAAGCGTTGAATCCACCAATAGCTTCGTTTTTAATATTGTTCATAGACCCAGATCGATCCAAAACAAAGACCAAACGAGCTTTAGTTGGTGCAACTTGTGTTTCGACAACAGTGGTTGTTACAGTGGTTGTTGTAATAGTTTTTGACATGTTAATTTTTTAGTGTTATGGTTATGGTTATTTTGTACTACTGATGGATCATCCAACTTGATAGCTATTGAATGGGTATCTACTTTAACTCCGCCAGCATTATGATCAACAGAAACATAATAGTCATGGATAATATCTACAACAACCAGAGGACGATTATAACCAGCCATTTTATGTCGTGGATTATTTGGCGTGGCTGGGTTACCAAGTTGTGTAAAGTGAACGGTATCACCTATTGCTGGTATAGTAAGTTGGTGTGAGACATATGTCATTCCTTCAGGCCAAATGAATGTAACAGAATGCCGTTGAACTTCAGGTTTCTTTATTTTGAAAAACATATAGTCTCTTGTACATAATGAGCAGGAGTATGAGTCCCTTCAATAGTTTCTTTATGAATCAGTTTACCATTTTCTATAGTATAAATTTCTTTATACACATAATCTGGAAATGGTTTTCCAGAAGCTTGATTTGCTTTACTTGGATATTGTCTAACGATGATAACACTTTGTTTATCATCACTAATAGTCACTGAAACGATTTTGTGAGAACCATGAAGAGGAAGAGATTCTTTATGAATATCCGGAGTTACTATAGCGTGGTGTTTCATTTCAATCGTGCCAATTTAATCTAACAATTCCTTCATCAGACAAATCATAGATAGAGTGTTTTTCGACAATTGATTTAACAATTGATAAATCAGTACCCCATCCGGAATGTAAAAACCGGACAAGCTGAGTAATAGCTTGAAGCCCTTGCTTATCTGAATTAGAAGGGCCTTCTTTAAAATACTTTCGTGAACGAGTTCTGATATAGTTATCAGTCTCTTCAAGAATTTTTGAAGACAATTGGTAAACACCGGTATCCGGACACCAACCAAAGATGTGTAGGTCTGTGATATTTTGTTCTTCATCAGCAAATTCAACTGGGCGCTGGACTTCGATAATGACCCACTCATTAAGAGTTAGATCATCAGATCCGGCTAACATACGTGTAGGAATCATATTATTTAAATAGTTCGAGTTGTTCAGGGAGAGGACAATCATAATGACATCCGTCTAGTGCTATAGAACGGCTCAAGGTGGCATCAGTGAGCTCACAGTAATAGGTACCATACCCAGGTGGAGAATAGTCCCTGTCGCCATCCTCCCACTTCCTGTGTTCACATTGGTGACACAGGTTCATTCTTCAACAATAGTAAGGAGCCATCTATCATCGAGATAGACAGTTTTTTCTGTTGTTGAATCAATAAAATGCCAAGAATTCATATCCGAATCATGAGTCACTGT